GCAAGAGGTCCACGCGGAGCACTTTGAAAACCTTGAGTTTAGGACTCACACAATCCACCCCAACGAGCGGCATACGTTTGTCCGGGTGGTGGAGGATCCGCTTGACGAGGAGGGAGCACTAACATGAGCACCAGCGAGACCGACAACGACAAGCGAGACGGATTGAGCAAGTCCGATTATGTGTTTGAGGAGCCGCCAGCGTGGGCCGTGGGTCCGCTTGAGGCGGTGGCCATGGACTTTACGTATGACGAGGCGCACGCAATGCTCCTCGGCCTCACGGGGGTGCTGGTGGGTCTCGCGTGGCACGTGCGGCTCCGGGTGGAGGCCACCACGCTCCTCATTGCGCTCGTGGGAATTGCGTTTGGCCTCAAGCGGCTCCCCAATGACGCACCGATTGCGGGCCGAGTGGTCCGCCGGGAGCCGTGGTATTTCACCACCGTGCTGGTGGTGGCGCTCGTGGCCACCGTGACCGTGGCCGGGGTGGTGGCATGAGAGACACCAGCGAGATCCTCAAGGAGGCCGGCGGGTATGAGGGCATAGTCAAGGGCATGGAGGAGGATCTTGCCCGGACCAAACGGCAACGTGAGGTGGAGAGTTGCTTTGGCAAGAGCCTCCCGGCGGTGCTCCGGGAGTTGCACGGCAAGGAGGACTCAAAGGCGGCCATGCTCCGCCGTATCAACGAGGCGTTGGAGGCCAACAACTTTGACGGCTCACTCTCTCGGCCCACGCTTTACTCGTGGCTTGATACCGTGGAGTTGGACGAGTGAGCACGCCGGGCAAACCTTCTTAACATACCGCCGTCTTGCGTCAAACGCCGGTCTCGGGCCGGTTGTCAGAGGCACCACGTCTCCCCACTCGGGCACGTGGTATCTCCCCCACCGCCACCAACGAGGGCCAGCACGCGAGGTGCTAAAGCCGGCTTTTCTCCGGCAAACACCTCCGCACGCTCCACCCTCACCCCTACCCACTACCCTCATGCGATTAGTGGAGACCTCCGTGCTCCTTAGTGCGAGAGTGTTAAGCGATTGTGTAAACCGTTTAGTGACGGCCAGCGGCCCGCTTTTTACATCACATTAAGTAAGGAGGCCCTTGAGGAGGCTTGTGTGGCAAGCGAGACCCACAAGGACGAGGAGGTAAGCAAGCCACTCCCCGGTGGCTCCTTTGAGGGGTGCGTCCGGCGTTTTGGACAAGATCCGGGGATTGATGACCCCGAGGCGTTTTGCGGTTGGTTGGAGCAACAAGCGAAAGAGGGCAACGAGGCCGTCCTCAATTGGGACGCCGAGGAGGATACCGTTGAGGATCTCATTGAGGCCCTCAATGACCCCGAGGCGGAGAAAGTGCTCCAAAACCTCACGGTCACATACGTGAGCGGCGTTGAAAATCCGGCTCAAGACTCGCAATGGGTCATGGCCAAAGACGCCGATGACCGCGGAGCGGATTGGGGTGTCACCGCACCCCTTGTGGTCAAGGAGGGAGATCTCCCGATGACCGACGAGGACGGTGAGGAGGAGCAAAAGGCGTGGGCACCCGTCTTAATCCCCAACGAGACCGACAAGCAAGGTGACGTTATCCCGGTCAAGGAGATTGAGACGGCGGCCCATGACTTTCTTGCCGAGTATCGGCAAGTGGATACGGACCATGACCTCCTCGCTGGCAAAGGCACGCCAATTGAGAGTTGGACGCTCAAGACGGACACCACGTTTGACCTCCCGGACGGATCCGAGAGCCGCGAGTATCCCGCGGGCACGTGGTTTATGGGTGTCCAATTCACGGACGAGGCGTGGGACCGTATCAAATCCGGTGACTTGACCGGGTTTAGCATATACGGTGAGGCCGAAAACACTCCCGTTGCGGAGATCCTCGGCCTTAGCGAGTCCGCCAAAGAGGTGGACCGCTCCGGTGCCGCCGAGGTGACGCTTGCCAAAGATGACGAGGGCACCGACAACACAAACATGGAGGACACCAGCAAGCAACTCTCCCCGGACGTGCTTGCCTCGGTGGCCGCCGAGTTTGAGACCTTTCTTGAGGAGACCGGAGCCGACGAGGAGGACGCCACCATGGCGGACTTTCTTGAGTGGGCCGAGGACTCTCAAGAGGAGGACGAGGACGAGGAGGACACCGAGGAGGACGGCACGGACGAGGACGAGGACAACGAGGACGAGGAGACAAGCATGAGCGACAACGACAACGACAACGAAAGCAAGGAGGAGGAGGCCAGCGAGGCCGAGACCTCCAACGAGACCGAGGAGGAGAGCAACGAGGATATGCTCAAGTCCATCAAGAGCACCGTGGAGGACAACAACGAGGCCGTCAAGTCGGTCAAGAGCCGCGTGGACACTCTTGAGGAGCGCGTTGAGGATCTTGAGAGCAAGTCCGCGGGTGAGACCGAGGACGGCACGGAGGAGGACGCCGAGGCCAGCGAGGCCGAGGCCGAAAAGACCGAGGAGGATCTCACCGAGGCCGCCGAGGAGGCCGTCAAGTCCATCCTCGGGCTTGATGACCTCCCCGATGACCCCGAGGAGCGGCAAGAGGTTGTCCGCAAGGGTCTCGTGGAGGCCGAGGACGGTGCGGAGGAGGTCCAAACAATCGGTTTCACCGAGGAGGACATTGAGGGGGCAATCCAATGAGCGTTGCACGTAACCACAAGAGCGGAGTTGTAAAGAGCGCCGGTGCTGGCGGAGAAATCAACAACCGTGAGGCGCAAGTGGCGCACCGCCGGTGTTTCCACAACCTCATGGACGAGGTGCAAAAGGGTGCTGGCCTCCCCGGAGACCAAGTGCCCTATTGGGATCCTATGGGATTCCTCAACTCCCGCGGTGAGGCACTTGACCTCAAGACGCCTCTTTTCAAGAAGTATCAAGAGGCGTTTGAGACCTTCAACCGTATGCAACGGGAGGGTCACGCGGTCAAGGACGCCGCCGAGGAGGTGAGCAAGCAAATCGGCACCACCTCTTACAGTATGCCGATTTTCTTCACCCCGGACGTTTTCATCACCGACGAGGAGGACACTCCTCTTGCGGACATGATGGCCCGGACGGCGGTGCAAGAAAACCAAATCAAGGTGGACGAGATCACCGAGACGGGAGACGCCGCCTCATTTGCGGAGCCGAGTGGCGGCGGTGAGACGTGGCCGGAAAATGACGACACCACGGCCAACCTCACGTATGACGTGGTGAGTTACGGACGGCAAAACTCCGTCACGGACTTTCTCCAACTCTCGGCCAGCACGCTCCGGTCTCACCGGGCACTCACCGAGGAGCAACAAGTCCGTGCAATCCGGCAATATGAGGAGGCCCAACTCATTGTCGGCAAGGGCAACGTGGACACCGGCGTGACGGCCAACGACTCGTCCGGGTTTGACGGCCTCACGGATCTTGCGGCCAGCGAGGGCAACACCACGGACGCCGCCGGTGCCACCATCACCATTGATGACGTGCGCCGGCAAATTGAGTCCCTCCGCCGCAACGGCACCGCACGTGACAACATCCTCCACGTGACGGACCACAAGACTTTCCGTGACCTCCATACGGATCTCACGGACTTTACCCGGTATGAGAGTCCGGGTGCGGAGTTGGACTTTGGGTTTGAGACGCTCATGATTGACGGCACTCCCGTCATGGAGAGCCACGGATCTCCCTATACGGACGGGGAGCGTCTCTTTACCTCGTTTGACGCCTCGGCGCACTACATGGGTATGTTGCAAGACGTGACCATGCACCCGCTGGCGCGTGACTCTCCGCAAGAGCAATTCGCAACGGACGCTTACGGCACGCTCGTGAGTGAGTCACCGTCTCGGGTTGAAGTCACCCACAACCTCGCATAGAGCCATGGGTGACGAAATAATTGCCAGCGGACGGGCAAGCCCCAACCTCGGCGCTTTCCGCATGGAGCGCCACGTGGTCACGGTCTCCACGGACACCAGCGGAGCCGGATCCGCCACGCAATCGTGGGACGGTGAGTTTCGTGGCAACGTGGAGTGCGTTGCCACGGCCACCGCGGACGCAAATGCCTTTGTGTCCGCCAGCGGAGCGAGTCAAGGGACAATTGAGGTCTCCGGCGGCCCGGCCAACACGGACGTGGACGTGGTTGTGCTGGCCACGGGTGACGAGTGAGGCCTCCCGACACTCCGGCCTAACCGCCGGAGCACCCGAGGCTCTTTAGCCAACGCCGACTTTTTCTTGCGTGCATGAGCGACATTGAGGACGCACCAGCACCGCGAGAGATTGGAGACGGTCTTGAGGTGCGGTGCCCGGAGTGCGGAGGAGAGCCAAATTACCAACCGGACGAGGCGCTTGCGGTGCAAGAGCGGCTCCAATCAAACGGGTATCTCCACAACGACATTAACATCAAATGCACCGATTGTGGCCACTCGTGGCCGCACGGCGTGCCTCGTGGTGAGTGGGACGGGTATGAGGATCTTGAGTGCGGAGCGTGCGGCCACGAGACCATGTTGGTCCACCGGGTGCGGCTTTCGGATCCGCCGGGAGACGGTGAGGGTGAGGTGACGCTCCACCTCAAGTGCCCGGAGTGCTACAAGTTTGACCGGACGGCCCGCAAGATGGACCGCAACGGTGTCTCGCTGGTGGGATACCCGCAACTCACCGG